GGTTAACCCTCTTAAGTTGAGAGTTGTTACGTGTCGTATTGCCCGTTAGGGTTTGTAACCGTTGGCGTAACACCAATTGGGTTGGGAAGGTTCCTCTGCCCCCGACTTAGCCTTTTATTTAGTGACCATGGCATTATTAGGTCGTGCCTCCTTGGCATTAACTTTAGTATATACCTTTTGCTAAACCTTTGTTGATTGACTTTATCTATCAATCGCAGTGTTATCATAGATAAATTACAATGATTGAATAAACACTGTTTTGAGTTATACTCTTGATAAATTATATTACTAAACCAGACAGGGGAAAGTAGATGGTAGAGCCAAGCTTGATAAATGAGTTTTTTGATATAGATCAATTAATAGAAGAAGCGTCTATCGATAGTTATGGGGTACCATGCTCTAAAGAGATGGCTAAGTTTGTTAGGTTTAATCCTTTTGAAAGAACTGGAAAGATACAACGTAAAGATGTTTTGAATGATTTAAAGAAAATAAAGTTAGATTCTTGATAAATTAGGAGACACCTATGACAAGAAAGAAGGGCAGTAAGAATCATGCTACTGTAGTAAGAGAGTATCTTCATAAGAAGTTCAAAGATATTGCTGAAAATGATTTAGATGCAATTATGAGCAGTGTTATTAAGAAGGCTGTTGAAGATGAGTCTTTGATGGCTCAAAAGCTTATACTGGATAATGTTGATAAAATAGTTCAGTGGGAGCAAAAGAACGAAGAGATGGCTGAAGGATTAAAGGTCATTATTAATCGTGGTGGTGTATCTATTGAAATGGGTGGCGGTAATATGGGGTCACACACCGCTCACGAGGTATCTGTAAACAGAGCCAATAGAGAGATATACGCTGACTACGTTGGGCCACTTCAAGTTAAAGATAAACTACAATACCTGAAATCATTTGAAACCAAGACGCTGCATAAGTGGAAAGGTGAGATAATGAATCTTCCTCAGATATGCAGAAAAGAAGGCGTTGACTATCATAAAGTCTACAATTTAATGGAAAAACACGATGTTCCACTTGAAGAAGCTATTGAAGAAATACTTGAGGTCACGGTGATAGATGAGCATCCAACTACCCAATAAATGGAGTCCACGCGATTATCAGCAGCCTCTATGGGATTATCTCAGTAAAGAAGAGAAGAATCCTAAGATGGGTAAACGTGCCACGGTATCATGGCATCGTCGAAGCGGTAAAGACGCAGTTATGCTTAATCATAATGCCTGCGCTGCTTTTGAGAGAATAGGCAACTATTGGTATATGCTGCCAGAGTATGGCCAGTGTAGAAAGGCTATTTGGGATGCAGTTGACCCAGCTTCCGGTAAGAAACGAATTGATTTGGCTTTTCCTGAAGAACTAAGAGCCAATACGCTTAATCAGGAAATGAAGATAGTTTTTAAAAATGGCTCAACATGGCAATTGGTTGGGTCTGACAATTACGATAGTCTAGTTGGGTCGACCCCTGTCGGAACAACCTTTTCAGAATATGCGTTATCTAATCCTAATAGCTGGGGCTTTATCAGACCAATACTATTAGAGAATAAAGGCTGGGCCATATTTAACTCTACTCCCCGTGGCAAGAATCACTTTAAAAACCTAATGGATATGGCTGAAGGATCAGACAACTGGTTTTCTCAGATCTTACCCGCTGATCAAACATCTGTTTTTACCCAGGAGCAATTAGACTCTGAATTATTGGAGTATCAATCTGAGCATGGTGAGCAATACGGTAAGGCGCTATGGCTACAAGAGTATTTCTGCTCGTTTGATGCAGCACTACCTGGCGCTATCTATGCTGATAGTCTGTCAAACATATCTGCTGAAGGTCGGATTAGATATGTACCCCACACTGGCGGCTATCCTGTTCACACTGCATGGGATATTGGTCGAGACGATGCTACTGCTATATGGTTTTATCAGGTCATTGGTCATGTAATCAAGGTAATTAATACTTATGAGTGCAACTTCAAAGATCCTGATTGGTATGCAGACATTCTCTATAAGATGGCGGGTGAAAACGGCTACCGATATGGCGAACACTGGCTTCCACATGATGCTAAACCAATAAAGATGGGTATGGGCGGCAAATCTGTCTTACAACAGTTTATTGATCTACGTCACGATTATGATCGAACCAAACAATGGGCTATGGGTAAGTTTAAAATAACCCCAAGTCTTTCTAAATTAGACGGTATTAATGCAGCACGTAAGACATTCAAGTTTTGTGAGTTTGATGAAGTTAATTGCAAAAATGCCATAGAAAAACTAAAATCATTTAGAAGAAAATATGACGAAGAGAAAAAGGTATTTTCCGATGAAGCAGTGCATGATAGTAATTCTCATTTTGCAGACGCTTTCCGGTATCTGAGTCTAACGTGGAAATTAGCAAGAAACACACAGGTTATTCTGTCACAGGACGATCAGTTCAAGGCGGGTAACATTATAAATACTAGTTTCGGTGATATTAGAAAAGCGCACTTTAAACGTAAGAGAAAGGCGCGCTCACAAGGTTAAGGATTAATAATGGAAGAAGTTAATAGTGTTGTATCTACATGGCTTGAAGAGATAGCCGAATCCAGAAAACGCGAAAAAGACTATCGCAAAAACGGGGTTGAGATCCTCGATATATATAATGGCAAGAATCCAGATAAAGTCCCTTTTAATATTCTATTCTCAAACACTGAGACACTAGTCCCCGCTGTTTTTAGTAATACGCCTCGCCCAATTGTTAAGAAACGCTTTTTCTCTGAAGAATCCCCTTTAGTTGATGCAGGCTCTAAAGCCGCCACTAGAATGCTTGAATATCTACTTGACACTAATGTAGATGGCTATCAGAAGTTTGAAAAATCCATGAAGAACGTCGTAATGGATGCTCTATTGCCTGGTCGTGGTATATCTCAGATTAAATATGATGCAAAGATAACAGGCGAAGGAGAGCAGGAGAGCGTTGAGTGGGAGGCGGTCTGCATGGCTTCTCGTAAATGGAATATGATTCATTATGGCTATGCAACAGTATGGGAGGATGTCCCGTGGATGGCATATGAGGACTTTATTGATGAAACAGAGGCCAAGTCATTATTTGATGAAGAAATAGTCGCTAAAATTGAATTTACTGAAGGCCAAGAGGCTGATGATGATGATGATAAGTCTACGCCAGATGAGCTAAAACACATCGGAAAGCAGAAAACAGCGCGTATTTACCAGATTTGGGATAAATCAGACCGTAAAATTAAATATATCTCACCTAACTATAAAGAGGGTTATTTAAAAGAGCAGGATGATGAATTTGGTATAACTGGGTTTTTTAACTGTCCAGAGCCACTTAGATTTATTGAAAAATCAAATGATCTACTGCCTACCGCTTTCTATACTATTTATGAAAATCAGGCAAATGAGCTAAATGACGTACAAAGACGTATTAATAAGGTCGTTAAGGCGATTAAGGTACGCGGTCTTTATAACGGCTCATTAGGCGATGATATAGACGCATTAATGGATGAAGACGATAACGAGCTTCTTCCGACCGATGAATCGGCTACTTTAATGGAGGGCGGTTTAGAGAAGAATATATGGTTTATGCCACTTACTGAGCTAGTTGGTGTTTTACAGCAGCTTATAATGGCGCGTGAGTCTTGTAAGCAGGTTATCTATGAAATCACAGGTATTTCAGATATTGTCCGTGGTCAATCTAAAGCAAGTGAAACTTTAGGCGCTCAAAAGATTAAAGCGTCATGGGGATCAATGCGAGTAAAAGATAAGCAGAAGGCTGTTCAACAATATGCGCGTGACGCACTCCGTATTATGCTGGATATTGGTGTAAACAAGTTTAGCCAGAAAACATGGATGAAAGTAACAGGTTTACCTTATCCAGTACAAGAAAAACGTGATCAGGCTCGTCAACAGCTTCAAATAATGAAGCAGCAGCATGATATGAAGATACAAGAAATGATGCCTGCTATGGAGCAAATGAAGCAGCAAGGCCAGCAAGTTCCCCCACCACCTCAGTTTAAGCCAGATCCTAAATTAGTCGAGATAGCTAAGCAACCAGCATGGGAAGAGATATTAGAGTTTCTTAAGGATGACTATGTTCGTTCATTTAAGGTCGATATTGAAACTAATTCAACATTAGAAGCCGAGGCGACCGAAGATAAAGAGATGGTTGCTGAGTTTATGAATGCTATGGCTCAATTTTTAAACGGTATTGGCCCGATGATTGAAAAGGGCATGATGAGCATGGATGTTGCTAAATCAATGCTTTTAGAAATAGCTAAAAGGTTTAGATTTGGTGACGATGTTGAAGAGCATATTAAGGCCATTGAGAAGCCGCGGCCTCAAAAAGATCCAAAACAAGAAGAGCAAATTAAGAAGTTTCAAGAGGCTCAAAAGAAATTTAAGTCTGATCAAGAGGCGTTTGCAAAGCAATCTGAGCAGGAAAAGCAGAAGATGCAGCAGACACTTAAGCAGGAGAAGGACAAGTTCCAACAGGACAAGCTTCGTGCTGATGAAGAAATACAAAAGCAGGTAACTCAGCTTGAATCAGACCGTATGCAGTTTAAATATGATATAAAAGCCGCCCATAATGAGCTTAGAATGGAGAAGCGTATTAATGACATTCAAATCTCAGGTGATCAGAAAGTAGCTCAAGAAAAGACAAAATCATTATTAAAAGATAGTGAGCGCAAGGTTCAATCAATGTTAGACAAGCATCTTAATATGGTAAAAGAGGTTAGTGAGCAAGCATGAGATATATACAAAAAGATGGGAAGTTATACCCGTACTCTGAATATGTAGAGAAATTTGGGAAGCCTCAGTCCAGAGTTAAACCAATATCCAATATTATAAATCGATCATTTGATGCTTATGAATCCCCAGTTAGTGGTGAAACTATAACTACTCATAGGCAAAGAGCAGCAGATATGAAAGATCATGGTTGTGTTGAGTATGAGCCATCTCTTAAAGAAGAAAGCAAGCGATTAGCATTAGAAGCTGATCGTAAGTTAGACATTGAAGTTGACAAAACCGTGGATAAATTTGTTCACAGCCTATCGTCAGATGAGCAGGGTCGTTTCGAGCAAGAAATGAATGCAGGAGTTGACGTTGAATTTGAAAGACTATAACCGGAGATAAATTATGAGTGAGCTTGCAGAAGCGGCAGACAGCCCTGAAGTATCAGAAGTAGCTGAATCAAGTCCTGAACTTGATAATGGTTTTGATATGGAAGCGGCTCAAGAAGAACTAGGTGACGCATTATTTGGTGCGGAGGAAAAAAACAATGAAAACGATGACACTTTGGGATCAGAAGAAGATGCTGGAGAAGCAGATACGCCTGCACCAGACAAGGTTAAAGAAACTAATGAGAAAGCTAAATCAGACTCAGATGAGATTAAACCTGATGAATCAGAAGTAAAAGCGCCTAATTCATGGAAAAAGGAAATGGCAGAGAAGTTTAAGACTGTCGATAAAGAGGTTCAAGATTACATTAAGCAGCGTGAAAGCGAGATGATGAACGGTGTAGAGATTGCTAAGGAAGATGCCACATTAGGTAGAGTCATGCGCGATACTATGCAGCCATATTCTCAGTTACTTAAAGACCAGGGTATTGAAGAAGCAAGCGCAGTGAAGACGATGATGAACATGCACTACCGTCTATCAACCTCTCAAAATCAACAAGAAAAGATAAATCTATTATTGGGTGTTGCTAAGTCATATGGAATAGCGCCACCACAAAAGGATGCAGAGGGCAATCCGGTAAAAGTTGACCCAACAGTGCAAAACCTGCAAAATGAAGTTAGCACGATGAAGCAGCAGTTAAACAAGAGTTCACAAGAAGCCCTACAGGCAGCTAGAACGAAGGTCAATAACGAAGTGTCTGCTTTTGCAAATGACGAAGCCCACCCTTACTTTGCTGAAGTCTCTAACGAGATGGCAACATTGATTGAGGCTAATAGTGAGCTTGGAATGAAAGAAGCATACGAGATGGCTATATGGGCTAATCCCGTAACTCGCCAGAAAGAGCTTGATCGAGCTAATAAAGAGTCGATTGATAAATCTGAGAAGGAGAGAAAAGCTGAAGTGGATAAAGCTAAGAAGCTAAAATCCACAAACGTCAAAGGTCGTAACACCAAGAAGGCTCCTACAGAGGCTACTGGAACGATGGATGAGACGATGGAAGAAACATTGAAAGAAATACGAAATCGAACTTAATCAACTGTAGGAGTCACTAAAATGGCCTCACCAAATGCAACATTTACGGAACTGGTATCTACCACGTTCAACAAACACCGCAAGCAAGTTGCTGATAACCTTAGTAACCGTAATGCACTTTTAAAAGCAATCGACAGTAACAACATGAAGCGTAAAGAAGATGGCGGTCTACGGATCGTTGAGCCTCTTGATTATGCTGAAAATGGCACATACCAGCGTTATTCTGATTGGGATACTCTGGATATTTCGGCATCAGATGTAATCTCTGCTGCTGAATATGAATGGAAGCAAATCGCCATTAACGTAGTATCTTCTGGTCGTGAGTTACGGGTTAACTCTGGCGGCAGTAAGATTATTACTTTAGCTAAGGCAAAAATGAAGAATGCTATTCGTACATTTAACAACAACTTCTCAACGGACGTTTACTCTGACGGCACGGCTGATAACCAGATTAACGGTTTACAAGCATTAGTATCTGATGATGGCACTGGTACTGTTGGTGGAATCGTAGCTGGTTCTAACCCTTTCTGGTTAAACCAGTTTTTCAACTGTACAACTGAGTCAGTAACAGCCTCAGCGACTACTATTGAAAACAGCATGTTGTTACCGTTGTATCTTGATTTAGATCGTGGCCCTGATGATTGCCCTGATCTTATCGTGATGGATAACATCTTCTATCAGTATTTTGAAACTTCACAGGTATCTATCAAACGCTATATGGATGCAGATAAAGCATCCGGCGGCATGGTGAGCTTGAAGTATAAGAAAGCTGATGTGCTTTATGACGGTAACTCTGGTATTCCTGCTTCATCTGCTTATTTGCTGAACACTCAGTATATTGGCTTATGTGTACATAAAGATGCAGATATGGAAGTGCTAGAAGACCAGCGTCCAATTAACCAAGATGGTGCGGTTGTACCTATTTTGTGGATGGGTAACATGACCTGTTCTAACCGTAACCAACAAGGCGTTATCGTACTTTCTTAGTACGGTTTCTTCGGGAGACTTAATATGTCATATTCAACAAGTGGATTAGCAGGCGCTAATTTTGATCGACGCACAACCGCGCCAGAGCATACATTGGGTACAATTACCTTTGGTAATGATAATACCCTTTGGATTTATGTACTGGCAGGTGCATCTGTAGCAACAGGTACTTGCACTGTTACTACTAGCACTAATGTCGTAACTGATACTGCTGGTAATCATACAGCAGATACAGCTTTCGCTTCTGGCGATTACGGCTGGGTACGTCAAACAGCTAAAGCAACAGCTTAAGTTGTAACCTAAAAGGCTCTCCCTGTATGGGAGGGCTTTTTATTAACTAATTTAATCCAGACAGGAGCTAATTATGTCAATCGCATTTGAAGAGCGTGAAGAACGCCCTGCAATGATTTCGTTCGAGTTACGTCCAGTAGAATTAAAAGCAGAATCACTAAAAGCTGGAAAAGCAATATATGCTGATGTTGAATATGTCCATGTTACACCGCCATATTCACGGGATATTTATGTTCAACAAGCAGATAAGTGGTTTTCAAAGCAGAAAGCAGGCTTTAAGAATGGTCGCATTCCTAAGAAGTTTTTAGACTTTTGGGATGAAGTAAGAAATAGATGGAGAGCTGGATTAGACGCGCCTGTTAATGGCACTGATATTAAAAACTGGTCTGCTATTACTCCATCACAAACTAAGATGTTAATTGAAGCACGTATATACTCAATTGAAGACCTGGCAAACGCACCAGAAGACGCATTATCACGTATTGGCATGGGTGGAATTGATCTGAGGAATAAAGCGCAGGCTTATATTAAAACAGCTACAAATGGCGGGGCATTAGTGCTTGAGAACGCCGAACAGAAGAAACAGATTATCGTCCTTCAAGGTTCGGTATCTTCGCTTGAAGAGCGAGTAAAGCTATTAACTGCACAACTTGAAGCATCTAAAGTATCGTTAGAGCCATTGCATGTAGTTAAAGAAGAAATAACCGCTGATGACTTGATTGATGATGAGTCATCACAGTTCAGTCTTGAAACGCATTCAGAGCGTGATATACTTGCAAAAGAATTTAAAGCTAAATTTGGCAGACAGCCTCACTCAGCAATGGGTATAGATAAGTTAAGAGAAAAACTATCATAGGAAGTTGTTATGTCAATGTTGTCATTGGTTCAGAGTTTTTGTAGACGAACAAATATATCTGTTCCGGTGGCTGTTCTTGGCTCTACTGATCCTCAAGTTTTACAGGTGCTAGCTCTTCTTGAAGAAGAAGGTCAGGATTTAGCTACTCGCGGTGATTGGAGTGTATTAAGAAATGAGGCGACTCATACGACTATCGCTTCAGAAGATCAGGGCACTATTGACTCAATAGCCCCAAATGGGTTTGATCATTTTGTACCGGATACTCTTTGGGATCGAACCGATCAGACCCCTCTTTATATTGTTTCTCCTCAAGAATGGCAGCAAATCAAAGCTGTACAGGCAACAACTTCTGAGCCACAAATAGCACTTCGTGGTGGTGATCTAATCTGCTATCCGGCTCCTACGGCTGGTGAAACATGGGCTTTTGAATATATATCTAAGAATTGGATAAGCTCAAGCTCTGTCTATTATGATGAGTTTCAGGATGATTCCGATACTATCTTGCTGCCTGATAAGATCGTTAAAATGGGTCTTAGATGGAGATGGAAGAAAGAAAAAGGCTTTGATTATGATGAAGACTTCAGGTCATATGAGATGCTAATTGCTAAAGCTTTAGGCAATGACGGTATGAAGCGCAAACTTAATATGTCTCATGGGCCAAACACAAGAAACCCGCGAGTTGTTATTCCTGATGGCAACTTCCCAATATGAGGCGGCCCATAAGAAATAAAGGTCAAACTGCACAGTCTCAGAATGTAACTGTTAAAAGCCTATCCGCGCCAATTAGAGGCTGGAATGCGCGTGATTCAATAGCAAATATGAATGTGAATGATGCTGTATATTTGCGTAACTTCTTTCCTACAACGGTAGATTGTGAGCTACGTGGTGGCAATTCAGACCATGCTACAACTATAACTGGCACTGTTGAGACATTAGCTGTTTATAATAAATCAGATGGTAATTCAGAGTTATACGCTATTTCCGATACCGATGTTTATGATGCTTCAAGTCCTGGCGCGGCAGTAGCACAAACTCTAACGGTTACAGATGGTAAGTATCAATACATTAATTTCAGTGATGGGACAAGCAATTGGCTTTGTATGGTTAATGGCGTTGATACACCTAAATTCTGGAATGGTGCCACATGGACTGAGGTAATTGGCACAGGTAGCCCAGCAATTACAGGAATCACAACTACCGATATAGTCAATATCACTGAATTCCAGTCCCGTATATATTTTATTGAAAACGATTCATTATCATTCTGGTACTTACCTGCTGATGCGGTAGGCGGTCTTGCAGTAGAGTTTCAGCTTGGCTCATACGCTAGTAAGGGCGGGTACTTAATGTGGGCTGATTCATGGACATTTGATGGCGGTAATGGGCCAGATGATTATATCTGTTTTATGACTTCAGAAGGACAAGCTATTGTCTATTCTGGAAACGATCCAAGTTCTAATTTTGTTTTAATCGGTGTATTTGATTTAGTGGGTCGCCCGTTAGGTAGAAGATCCCATATCAAGTATGAGGGTGATTTAATTGCATTAACTGAGGCAGGTGCTTTCCCGCTTAGCTCAGCATTAAAAAGTTCAATAACTAATGATACTGTAGCTGTTACAGACAAGATTAATCAAGCATTCACGGCAGCAGCACGTAATTATGGGACGAATTTTGGGTGGGAAATGATAATCTATCCACTAAGAAACGCGCTTATTTTTAATATCCCAACTTCCGAGGTAACAGGCCAAGAGCAATACGTGATGAACACTATCACTAAAGCATGGTGTCAATTCAACTCATGGGACGCACAGTGCTTTGCTGTCTTTAATGGCGAGTTATATTTTGGTAAGTCTACAAAAGTACAAAAGTCATGGACAGGCAGAAGTGATGATGGAAATCATATAGTAGGCGAAGGCAAAACAGCGTTTAATTATTTTGATGAAATGAGCCAAGAGAAGAGATTTAATTTATTTAGGCCTATGCTTCAAACTAATGGAGATATGACGTTTTTAACTGGATTTGATATAGACTTTGATGATAACCCTATCACTGGTGTGTCTTCATTCTCTACTACTGGCGGATCAAATTGGGGTGTAGGCGTATGGGGTGGCGCAACATGGTCATCCACACTCAGTATTGTACGTAAGTGGACTTCGCCTTCTGATAATGTAGGTTATGCTGCTGCGGGTAAATTAAAGGTGAATACCAACTCATTAGAGGTTCACTGGGTTGCCAACGATTATGTATATGAAATAGGTGGTGTTTTATGATTACTTATCAAAAAGAGCGTCTTCAAGATATATGGGATGAGCTGATGGATAATGCTAAATCACATTGGAACGAGACCGAAGGTTATCGGCATGACCAGGTATTTAATCCTGATAAAGAGAGGTTCTTTCAGTATGCAGATATGGGGCTTTATCATTCATATACAGCAAGAGATTCTGAAAAAGACGATCTTTTAGTCGGAAATATAACGATGTACGTTACACCATCAATGCACACTCAGTTATTAGTAGCAGCAGAAGATACGATGTTTATACGAAAAGAGTATAGGGGTAAGCGTATTTATTATAAATTATTCAAAATGGTAGAAGAAGAAATGTGGGATATGGGAGTATATGAGATCAACTTATCAACTAAGGTTGTGAATGATGCTGGTGGATTAATTGAGCGAATGGGTTATACTCATGTTGCAAACCAGTATTCTAAAAGCGCAGACAGCGCATTAACAGTTAAAGAGGCAAGTTAATGTGTAGTCAAACGCCACCACCAGCACCGGATTATCGAGGCGCAGCAGAAGAAACAACTGCTGGTAATCTTGATATGCTTGATTATAGCACTACAAGTAACCGCTATGATGAATTTAACCCGTGGGGGCAAACCACATGGGAGCGCGGCGATCCAGTATTTGATGAATCGGCATTTAATAGCGCACAAGCAAGATATGAATCAAATCCAGACTACTTATGGGATGAGGCTGTAGCTGCATATCGAGATAGCCCTTTAACAGTCGATAGCCCAAACAGAGATGATTATTTAGCAGTTGCCCCTTCAAGGGACAGCTTTATGACACCATCTACTGATTGGACAAGAACAAACACCTTAAACCCTGATGCTCAGTCAGCTTACGACAATACTATTGCTACTCAAAATGCACAGTCAGAACTTGCATTATCAGGAATGAATAGCGTTGGTGATATGTTTGCCGAAGACTTTAACTGGGATCAATTTGGTGATGCTCCAACATGGGGAGGCGCACCTACTTATTCTGGCCCTGAGATGGATATACCAGAATGGCAGGCACTTGGTGACGAGATGCCTACATATGGTGATTTTCGTGATGAGCAGTATGACGCACTAAATCAACGAATTAACAAAGATTACAATTTAGCTGATCAACAAAAATCAGATCAACTCGTGGCGCAAGGCATCCCTAAAGGTTCAGAGAGATGGAATACCGAAATGAGGCGATTAGACGAAGGTCTTAATGATGCCCGTGATCGTGCTTCTGTAACGGTAGAAGAATTAGCAGGCCGTGGATACTCATCTGCATTACAAGGACGCCAGCAGAGAACAGCAGAAAACCAGCAGGACTTTGTTAATCAAATGATGCAATACGGTATGTCTGCTGATGAAGCCAATGCTATGTATGAGCGTCAATTACAGTCATCTGATACTGATTACAGAATGGGTATGAGTGATCGTACTCGCTCTATTGAAGAAGCTATGATGCGCCGTCAGACACCTCTTAATGAAGTTAATGCCTTTATGTCTGGTGGACAAATACAGATGCCAACATTCTCACAAACCCCTACAGTTAGTCAGATAGGTGGCACAGACTATCTAACGGCAGCGATGAATCAAGGCCAGTACGACACTGATGTATATAATGCAAATACAGCCGGATCAAACAATACATGGAATACACTCGCACAGTTAGGCACGATGGCCTACCTTAGACCCCCAGGAACATAGTAATGCCTAATCCATATACAGGAACACCAGAAGGCGATATTTGGGCTGAAGAAGACAGGCGTAAAGCTTTACGAAATGCGCTAATGAAACAAGCTATGGGCGGCATTGGTGATAATCAAATGGCTGGTCGTTTCATGGTTAAACGAAGCCCTTTTGAAGCAATTGGTAAGATAGCGCAAGGTGCTATGGCAAGCGGAATGAATGATTCCAGTGAAGAAAGGCTGCGTGGTGCTGGTGAAGATTTTGAAACAAACAAGCAACAAGCTATCGATGCTGTAACACAAGCTATGATGGGTAGTCCTGCATTGCCTGAACAACAAGGTATGCACGAGATACCACAAGGCCAGCATGGCCCGCAAGTAATAGCTCAAGAGGCTCAACCTGCTGTAGCGCCTGATTACCTTAAAGCCGCAACGATGGCGGGTACTGACCCGTATTTAGCTAATTCAGGAGTAGGCAAAGTAGCGTTAGCTAAGATGGCTCAACAAGGCAAGTTAGACTTAGCTAGTCAAAAAGCAAATGCAGGCGGCGCTAATTTTAAACCGTGGACTTCTATACATGATGTCTCATTCACCGGACAAGATGGAAAGGTAGTAACAATGCCTGTGCCATTTAACAATAGAACGGGTGTATGGGATTATTCAAATCTACCTAATTTGGCTGGACAAGTTAATATACCAACGCCTCCAAATAAAGACGGATCACCCACACCTGCTGTTATTGCACCATCCGCTCAACCTGCTGCTGGGCCAGGAACATCGCCTAAATATAGCCCAACGGTTAAAGAGGATTTATCTCGTGCTGGCGAAACAGGCAAGCAAGATGTGCTGGTTGAAACGGAACCCGTTAAACAAAGACGCATAATGGAAGAAAAGCATCAAGCATCTATAATAAATAATAGACCAAAAATAGAGTCTTCAATAAAGTCATTATTTAAGAAGCAAGAGCTGCTTGACACTACTATTGATGAAGCTATTGCAATGGCTGACTATACAACGGCTGGCCCTGCTGCATTACTTGACTTCATCCCTGGAACACCAATGAAAGAGCTTAAGACTAAGCTTGAAACAATTAAGGCTAAAGTTGGCTTTGATGAGCTTGGTGAAATGCGTAAAAATTCACCAACTGGTGGTGCTTTGGGCCAAGTATCAGAGCTTGAAAATAAACTATTACAGGCTGTTCAGGGATCAATTGATAACCTTAATAATCCGTCAGAACTTAAATCCAATCTTGCTGATATAAAGAGAATTAGAAATGAGTTAAATCAGCATGTTCTTAGTGCTTATAAAACGAACTACAAAACTGACTTTGTTTTTGATGAGCCAGTTGATACCGTTATACCTGAAAATGGTGCGGTTCTTCCAGAAGGCGTTACAGAAGACGATATAATAGAAACAATGAAAGTTCATAATATGACAAGAGATCAAGTTCTTGAGGCGCTAAAGTAATGGCTGGTCGTGACTTACTAGCAGGGAAAGGACGAGACCTTCTTGCTGAGAAGAATAAGCCATTCTTTGATATTAATGTACCTGAAGGTGCAAAAGCAGATGTGCCTGACTCATATGCTGAATATATGGCAGGTAGTCCTGCTGGGCGATCAATTAAAGGTCTTGCTTCTCCACTAGAAGGTGTTACTCAATTAGCTGCAAAAACAATTATCGATCCTATTACGGGCGTAGCTGGTTTAGGCCATCCTGCTGGTGATTTCATGGATAAGCAGATAGGAGAATCAAGAGAGGCCTACGATACAGCCAAACAAAAACAAGGCGTAGAAGGGTTTGATGCGCTTGAATTTGGTAGCTCAATGGCGCTCCCTATGGCTGCAATGCAGAATACCGCTAAGTCGTTGCCTATGATTGAAAAGATACTACAAGGTGGCGCTGCCGGATCAGCGGTGTCATTAGCTATGCCTACATCTGGTGAGAATTATGAAGAGGATAAATTAAAGTCTGCATTAATTGCTGGCGGCTTTGGTGGTGCATTTCCTCCTATTACTGCCGGAGCTGGGAAAGTTGGTAATTATTTTGACCAGCTTACTCGCCCGTGGCCTATTAGAAATAAAGCTGAGAAAGTATTAAAAAGCGGAGAAAAAATAGGCAAAGGAATATACAAAGACATTAAAGAGTATATAGATGATATTTCTGAACAATCGGATATACCAAGAAATAAGGTGATTGATGCTTTATTGGATGCCAAGTCTAAAGTGCCTGGCAATACACCAACATCAGGTCAAGCGTTAACAGATGCAATTACTAAGAATAAAGGCACTCGATTTGCAAGTCCATTAATACGGCTTGAAGATGACATATCTCGATCTCCATTCGCTGGTGACATATTAAAAGGCAAAGCTGATAAGGCTAGGTATAACCGTGAGCAGCCTTTTATTGAAAGAGCTAACACGGTAATGGATGACTTTGATATACCTGAAGATCAACTGCCTGCAATGCTTAGACAGCAAGCAGATGACGTTATAGTGGCTGGTAAGCCTTCATACCAAAAAGCCCCATCAGTTGAGTCAATACAGGATCATGCTACAAAGCCTACTACCGCACTTGAAGACGCATTATTAACAAGAAAAACAAACGCCTCACAAAATTATGGGCGAGTAGCAGAAGATGTTATTAAGAGCAAAAAAATAGATAGTCTATTACTTCGTCCTGCTGCTCAAAAAGCCATACAAAGAGCTAAAGATGGAACGCTTAACAAGGGCGGTAAATGGCCTGAAGATGGAAGATATACAGCGGAAAACCTAGGCAGAATAAAGCGTGAAATTGCAGATATGGTATCTGATAAGACATCTGGATTAGGCCCGACACAAAAGGCTGAAATGACCTCTTTAGTTGATGAGCTATCCTCTACGCTAAAAAGAAAGTCGCCAGGGTTTAAGGTAGCAGAAGATCAGTTTGTATCTGACTCTATCCCTGTTAATCAGATTAAACTATCAAATGCTATCCTTAATAAGATGAGAACACCGACAGGACAAGAAGGGCGAGGCCAGCTATTAAGGTCAATGCAGGATGAGGCTAAATTACTTAAACAAGGTACTGGATTTAAAGCTAGTGGTGTTGATGAAGTATTTGACCCACAAATGACTCAGCATACGAAAAATGTTGCTTCTGAGATGGAAAGAGATGCAGCGACTAAATCAATAGCGCGTGAGACCTCACCAGTGTTAAGCTCACTGAAAGGCGAAGTTGAGCCATTATTCCCTAGAATACTGAATACTAAAGCAGCGGTATCTAACTGGATTCTTCAAAAAATAGGCAAAAATGCAACGCCTGAGTATGAAAGAGGACTCGCGCTTATTATGAAAGACCCTAAGAACTTAGCTGAAATAATTAAACTTCAACAAACAAAAGGCATGACAGAAGGCACTCTAATGAATAAGGTAAATAACATGGTTAGTGCTGCAACTGGTGTAGCTTCTGGTGGAGATAAATAATGGCTTACAACGGCTCAGGTACATACATTATCGTCAACAATAGTTTTGGTATTCCTATTGATGGTACGGCTATTGATTCATCGGATTGGACAGCGGTATATGCCGATATAGCATCCGCCTTAAGTACGTGTATTTTAAAAGACGGTACTACATCGATAACATCCGATCTAAAAATGAACGGATTTAACCATACAAATGTGGATAATGCAGGTGCATTGACAGAGTACGCCTCTGCTGATGATGTTGTAGACTTTACATTACAGTATGCTGGGGCTAGTGCGGCAGGAACCGATACATATGCTGCCTCATTACCTGTATCACCAGGCGCTTATAAGGTAGGACAGTTATACGCCTTCTTAACAGATGTGGCTAATACAGGCGCATGCACATTAAATCTAAATACGATTGGTGCTGCCGATATAAAGCTTCCCAATGGGAATGATCCTGAAACTGGCGATATACAAGCTACAAGTATGGTTATCGTTCAATATGATGGCACTAGCTTTCAATTAATGAACCCCGCTTTTGCTGGATTATCTGCCAGTCAGTTCTTAAGGTCTGATGCTAATACTGTGGCTACTGGTAATATAACAATAACGAATGGCGCACCTCAAGTCATACAAGTAGAAACGGGTGTAACCGCTGATAATTCAACGTGGAGAGCCTACCCTAATGCAGAATCATATATATTTGATATAGCAAATGATGCGTTTACAGCTTCCTCACAATGGCTACAAATTGATAGAACAGGTACTACCGTAGATCAAGCAATATTATCATGCAATATAATTAATTTGGCGGCCCTATCCGCTGTTCAAATCAATGGTGTAGATATTGAGTCTAACGCAACCCAACTTAGCTACAACAACATAACTACACTAGGAACAGTAGAGGCAAGTAAGACAGTTACAGCAGACGGTAGTGGGGACGTTAATTTCCCTAGCGGCACTTCCTTACAGGTTGAGGGGAATACATTAAAAGGCTTTCATGCCTTTCTTGTTTCTGGTACTACTATGACACCAGCGGTTGCTGGATGGTCTGTTACAAATCCAGCAACCGGAAATTATACAATTACGACTCCTACTACTAACGCATTCGATTGTAGGCTGATTACAGTTAGCGTCAATGGAAGCTCTTTATTTGGAGTAATAAGAAGCGCGACATCAACATCAACCCTTATAAGAATTTATGATGAAACTGGTGCGCTTACAAATTCTAGCTTTAACTTTATGCTAATAAGAAATAACTGATGAGGTATTTAGTATTTTTACTATTATCAGGAAATACAGGCAATAACACACCTGAAACCAACGACAATATGCAGTTATCACTAGCTGTTTATATATGGGAGCGTACAGCATGAATCAAGCTATCACTCATGATGATAAGCCTAAGATAGAAGGGTTCTCGGATAATCGAATGATTAGTCAAAGCAAAGAGAATCGTGAAAATATTATGGGATTGCAAGATAAAATGCTAGAGATGGAGCAAACATTAGATCAATTTCCTGTTACCCATCATTTTGCGCCTCATGTGTATGCTAGAGAAATGTTTCTCCCAGCAGGACATACAATTGTAGGCAAGATACACAAACAAATTTTAGGAGAATAAAATGACAGTACATAACCCAACATCTACAATGTCAGAAGACAGCGTAACTGGTCAGCCAGTAGCAGATAAAAGCCATAATGGTGCAAAGTTTGTTTCAGACGGTGTATCAGGCGCAATCAAATCCCGTAAATTGGTTCCATCTACAACACACCCGGGGATAGATATAGCTGGTGCTAATACTAATGCTAGAACATGGACGATTGCAGAGAATGTAAGAAAAGTTATTGTAACTGCAACAGGTATAGCGGCGACAGCAAATAATGAATTCGTAGATATAGTTATGGACACTAACGGGACTATAGCTAAAGCATTTTTAGAAGCTGGTCACACAGCTCACACAGTTGGTGAGAGCTTTATGGCTATGAGAATACCTATGGGTGCTCCGTTTGAATTGCCTATTGCACCTATCAATTCACCATACACACGCATTGATGTCTTGCCATCAGTGGCTTGCAATATTTTAGTGGAGGCTTACTAATGTCATTTTTAAAAACAATGAAAGGCCAAGCCATAGAAGCTGGTGCAGTAGTAGCTGACTGGCCAAAAGATGGTATTATCGCTTGGTATCTACCGCTTAATGATGGTAACGGAACTACTGCAAAAGATAATATAAGTGAAGAAGAACTAGAGGGCCCTGCGGCTATAGACATCACAGCAGGCGCAACCTGTACATTTATTCTCTCTGGGTTAATAACTAACCGCGAGTTATCTAATGTTCAGATGCCAGAAGATAACAGTTTCATGTTCTTCATTAAGACATCAACTACAACAGGCGAAACAATTAACGTTGGTGACCCGACAGGTAATCGTATTATTATGACTGCGGAATCTGGTGTTAACAACACGTTCATAGATAGCAATGGGACAGTTAACGCTGGAACTTATACTGCATCACAAGCTGCTCAAATGTGTGCATGTATTGTAGACCGCAAAGAAGGTACAGTGTCTTTCCGTGAAGGTGTTAATGGGGAAACATTAGTAGGTGAATCTGAACTGGCTGCGGATGGAGTATTCTCACCATCTACTATTGAAATGTCTTCAGCTTCAAATACTCTGCCGTTGTCTTACGGGCTTGGATTAATGGTATTTCCAAAAGGAGTACCAACAAACATAGACGCAATGCTTGCTTATATATCAGCAGAGCTTACAGCAAATAGAAAACTACAATGGACTAATAGTGTAGTTTCTGGCTATGTTCTATGAAAAACGCCACCAGTAATTTTAAATCTGTTCCTAGTATAGATGATGTAGACCCTTCACTAATCAAGAATCTTGCAGTTTTTTGGAAATGTGACGAAGGACGTGGACTTGTATGGAAAGACTATTCTGGTAACGGATATGATCTAGCGATATCCTGCCATGCGTCAGAATCTACTGACCCAACACATGCTGGTAGCGTTTGTGGCAAGACAGATGAAAACTTGCTAGACATACTATGGAATTCTTTTGATGGGTATTTTACTCCGTATGCAGGTATGGGTGCGGCAATCGATGCTGTAGGTACTCTTTTAGACACCCAAGGAAAATATGTTGTTTGGGGTTGTGAGCAGATAGCAGATTTTACAAAAGGCAACGCTGATTTTGACTCAGGTACTTATTGGGGCGGTAGTTATGGAAACTCTGTTCCTAACCCGTTCCCACAACAATCTGGATTTAATTGGGCTTTGTCATTTACCCAGCATTGGTTTAGATTAAGCTGGGACGTTAACGGAACAGAATACTCTGTTCCTATAACTGATTTAGAGATTCCAGTGGGTCATGGACTCGATAACGATCCTCCATCACAGGACTATGTTGGAACATTTCCAGACAATACCCCTGTTGGCGTAGCAGCGGCATTTTTACCATCAACCTCTTTTAAAGCGTGTATGCAAGTACAGGGTGAAAGACCTAGTGGTGTGGTAACAAAAACAACATCTTTTTATCCAGATACATCGCAACCAATACCTGCAACACTGGAAGCACAAGATGGTAAATTTATGATTAGAGGGCAGGATGTAACTGATACTGTAGGCCCTTGGAATCCTTCGTCGGCAATGAGAAACTTTTATGTATGGACTTTTGATTCAGAACCACCATTTCTTGACGAGGCATTACAATTTTTAGCCCAGTATCCAGGTAAAGTTCCACCTTGGTGGATAGGATTATAATTATGAATAGTTCAATATTTTTAACTTGTATTGCAAATGTCGCTACTGAAGCGCCGCCGGCTGGTGATAACTGGCTATTACACTATGCAATGGATAACGTTGCAGAGCCTAGTTATAGTGCGCCTTTCGGGTCAGCCAGTACAGAGACAGCGGAAACCTCTGGAACTTGGGATGCAGGGAGCGATGATTTTATACGTGTAATGCAAGTTTCTGGCGCAACAGAGTCAGATGGTGGTCTTAACTATATAACTGGTGCAGGCGGGAATATAAACAGCATTCAGGCTTCGCTTGATGCAACTGAGGATAAAGCCTTTGGGTGGGTTATGCGTATCGGAACCACGTTTGCCGCTAATGCAGGTGGCAGGCTTAAAAACTGGTGGATAGAGGCCGACCCTGATAGGGATGATGGGCCGCAAGTAAATACAGCTAAACACTCTGATGGAGTTCATGTTCTGCCTATATTGGGTTGGGGTGGTACACATTACCCAACGACAGACGGTACTGTTACTTATGGCGAGGCTGGCAGTGAAACGCCTTTAGGTAGAACCATATTAGACCAAGTAGCTGATAACTATCCATTCATCATGAATGATCTAACGGGTGAATGGCTTTATGGCGAGATAAGAATGCAAAGTGAAGCCGTTGCAGGGACAACTAACGGGACTTGTAACTTCAAGGTGTATCGTAGAACTTCAGCGACTCCAATACTTGATTGGGATTTAGATATTGATGCAGCAGGCGCGGCTCCTGGCACTCCACAAAACGTAGCGACAGGTACTAACTTCTATAATTGCCGATTAAGCGCGTATGTTCAAGATGCTTATGGAACTGCTGATGCTAATTCATACATCGATTATTCAGATGTGTATTTTAAAGATATGACACAGCACACAGAAGGCCCACCTACAGGCTTTGTAATATGAAGTCATTAATAATTAGACGGGTAGTTACAGGTGGACAGGGCACGTTTGGTGCTATTGTATTTGAGAATATTCCTTTTGCCTTAACGCTTGAAAGAGAGTGGTTAGATAATTTGCCAAGTGTTGGCAATACACCAGGCTCTTGTATTCCTGCTGGTGAATATATCTGTAAGCGTGTTAACTCGCCTCGATTTGGAAATACGTTTGAAGTGACTAATGTGGAGAATAGAACACATATATTATTTCATAAAGGCAATTTAGATGATGATTCAAGAGGCTGCATACTGATAGGTGAAGAGTTTGGTCAGTTAGGTAGCAGTAGCGGTATAAAATCCAGTAAAGCAGGTTATAATGAGTTTATGGCTATATTATCAAATGATGATGAATTTAGACTTATAATTGTAGACGATTGGAAAAACCCAATAACTTAAAACTCAGGAGGATCTAATGGCAGGTACAAGAAAACCAAAGAAGAAGAAGCCAAGAAATAAGCCGAAATGACGGACTATTTTTTATTAACTGCTTCGTTTTTAGTAGCTTTTCACTTTAGAAATACTATATATAGACATATATGGATAGTATTAGCGGCTGAGTTTTTAATAATGACAGGCTATCAGGAGATAGTGTTAGATAAAGATGCAGGTATTATCTTCGAGACTTACAGGCAAATGGCCCCCTTCTATATGTTTCAAATGGCCATACAATCAGGATTTACAATGGCTTACATCTATCTCAGAGGCTTCGCTTTAGCTATTCTGTCTGTTGT